GTAGTCAACAATGTTTTTATAAAGATTTCTTTTATTAACTGTAATGTCTCTTGGTATTACTGATGCAATTTCTTTCTGCATTAACTCCAAGAATTGAAGTGAATTATTATCAATGTCCATTGCACGATCAATATTATTTAAAACATGAGACGGCCCGGGCCCTACCCAATTTTTAATAGGCGTATTTAACTTAGCAGTAGAACCGTTTGGGGTAAATACTACTTCGTCTGCATTTGGGTTCGCAGCAATTGTAACAGTGGGTGGGTTTTCTGCAGTGTAACCACTTCCACCATTTGTTATTGTCAGCTGTAAAGAACCTGATGTGTCTAAATATGGATTTGGATTTACCGTTGTGGAAAGCTGTACACTTGCCGTGGCTTGGGTGCCTGATTCTGGGGCGGCAATAGTGATTGTAGGCGCGGTTGGATATCGATATCCTAAGTTACCTATAAATCCTGTCACAACACCGTTTACGTCAACAATAGGTGATACCCCTGCAGATTTTTTGGTCACATCTGGAATTAGTACCTGAAAGGTCTTACCAATTTCGGATGTTTCTAATGCAAGAGATCCGGGAAGTTCGTTGCCGTTAGATATGTTTACATTAATATCATTTAATGGTAGAATAAAATTAGCACCAATAGTAGGTGTGACGGTCATAGTTGAATCAGCACCTTGCTCATCAGTAAAGAACTGATTATTTTCATTTTTAGGATCTGATATTCTAAATACTGCTTTACCGTCAAGTATCACATCTTGGAAATCTTCATTTGCTGCATATATAAATTCATCCAAATTCATAAATGTATAGTATGCTTCTAGCAACTGTTTCATACCGGCAGAGTTTTCTAAAATTTCCGAAGGTATTAGCTGGTCAACTCTTAGCTTCTCTTTACTCTTTCTTGTAGAAGAAGCAGTGGATTCAATATAGCCCGGAGACGATATGTCGTTGCTATATTGTTTTACTTCTTTAATGTGTGTACCCATTATCTCAATCTCGACGGAGTGGAATAATTAATAGTGCCGGTAGAACCTGATACTGCAATCGTATCTACCGCAGGAGTAACCTTAACTCTTAGTGCATCAATAGCAATTAACTGGTCTCTTTTAGGAGCCAAGTCTAATGAATCAGGCGTAATCGTAACTCTGATAGAAGTAGTGTCGTATGTTGTAAAGTTATTAAGTGTAATAGTACCTTTATCAGGATCAATAATTCCAGCATCATTCACTACAGTCACATTCTTACCAGCAACAACTTTATAAATGATAACTTGTCTATTGACCGAATTAGCAAGAGGAATATCACCAAAGAAGTGATCGACTGATGCAGAATACGACAGTTTAAATGATGTCGAAGTAAGAATAAAATCAGTAGATGAACCAGACTTATAGAATGGTGATGTAAACTTCAACGTAAAGTTGTTAGAACCTTCCACTATACTTGGTGTGATATTCATAAACATATACGGTCTTACTGTAGAGTTCTGAATTGCCGGATCTGCTGCATCAATTAGTGAGGTAATTTGTGAGTGTCTAAACACGCCATCAAACTTATTAAGGTTATTAAAGTTATAATCCGAAATAGTATCTCTAACAACAGAAGTCAATTCTACCGAAGTTCTATCTGTAAGGTTTGGATTATATTTAAAGAATACATCCAGTTCCAAGTAAGTGTAGTTTGGATCTACAATTTCTGGTATAATGGAAACTACGTTCTTACCTTTAAGGATAGTACCAGTAATTTCGTTTCTTTCTGCAAGAGTTAATACCTCTGCAGTAATTGGTTTAATGGAGATATATGCTTTACCATAATCAGGTGGATCTTGGTCTTCACCACCCCAACAAGAGATAGAAGCAATGTTGGTAAATTCTCTTTGAATAATAGCTCTATAATCGTCTGATGTAACAGCTCTATTCTGTGATGTAAATGTCAATGGCGCGTTGAATCTAATTGATTCTGAAGTTTCTTGTTCGGCGCCACCAACTGCAGCAGATAGTGTGACTACAGTAGAAGTACCAAACCCACCAACAGAATCTGACATAGTAAATATATTAGCGCCATTAGACTCTTCACCTTCGGTATATACATAGTCGAGTGTAATGATGTTATTATTATTTGGTTTTCTTCCAGTAACACCATCACCGAAATAAATTTCATAATAATTACTAGAATTTTCTTGTAAATAATAAACCTTAGATGTGGATCCAACATTCAATAAAGTTTCAAATCTGGTATAAATATCAAACGCTGTTGACTCTTCGTTCTCTTGTACTCTTACTCTTAAAGTACTTGAATCCGCGTCGTTGTCAGACAACTGAAATTTCTGGTTCTCAATATCATTGTCAACCCTATATTTAAGAGACTTATAATATCCTTGAGCAATATCTACATTTGTAAATGTGTATGTTTTAGTATGAGGAGAGGTAGTTGTATCTACTTCTAAACTAGCAGTTTGGGTTTCTAATGTAACATACTGGAATTGTTGTTGAGCAACAGTAGTACTTAACTTAGTGCCACGACCCATTGATAAATTATCAGTTAAAGTTCCAACTTCATTCGTTACATCAATAATAATATTAACCCTGGCCCTTGGAGCAAGAATAGAGCGAGGTACGTATCCAAGAAGTTTAGCTCTTGTGACTACGTTACCACGAATCTGTGCTGAGTCCAAGAATGCTTCATTCAACGAGAAGTGAGCAGCCATTGCATTATAGTGAGTATTATAAGCTAATACGTCAAGTAGAGTACTAAGGCCTGACCCCTCAAAATTATAGTCGTTAAACTCTGACTGGGTTTTTAAATAATTTTTAAGATTTTGTTTTATCTGGTCAAAATCTAGTTCCGTTACATTTAAGTTACTCGCCATGGTTTACCTCAACCTTCTTAATACGATTTCAACAGATTCGTTGGTATCATATTCTTTTATTTTAAATATTACATTAATGTTATATGCATTAGAGTCTTCTTCATAGTGTATTTGTATTCCTCTTACAACTACTCTTGGTTCATACTTCCGTATTACTCTTCTGATATTGTCCTTAAGAGAAATTTTAGTAATTGTATCGGCTGGTTCAAAGAGTAGGCCCCTTAGATTGGCGCCAATATCTCTACTAAATGGCCGCTCATAAAAATTACTAATTAGCAAATTCCTTACTGCATTTTTAATAGCGTTGTCGTCCTTTAATGGAATGATATCCTTTCTGATAGGATGCAAAGTTAAAGACAAATCTAAGTCTCGCCAGCCCTTTACTCGAGCTGTAACTCTTGCTTTCTTTAAATCTCCAGATACACTTTTGTCGGAGAGAATTTTAGGTGAACTTGCCATAGTAGTATTTATACCTTTTACTTAGTGGTTTTAACCGCCTAGAGCTGTTAATCTTGCAGCAATTTCGTCCAGGGCCGCGGCAACATTTGTTGGCACTGTATTCCAATCGCCATTAGTAGTCGGCGTATATAGTAAATCCATATTGCCGTTTGTGCCTGTAGTGGGTAAGTTATAAACTACATTACCACTAGTGTCTAAATAAGATACTTTACCATTTTTAATTCCCATATCTGCCATTATTATCCACTCCCGGGTGTAGTTGTACCAGCGGCCAGTCCTGGTGTATCGTTATGTGTATGACCTGTAAGTGTTACCGAACCACTGGTAACTTCGCCTGAAGCAGTTATAGTAGACGAATTTGTTTGAGCATCAGTGACGTCTAGCGTTGATTCTAACGTAGTTGCATCAGTGACTGTTAATGTACCAGTAATTTTAGTATTCCCATCTATATTTATTATATCATTAACAGCATCAATTTGTATACCACCTTCAGCATCAATAAGAATAGTAGTGCCACTTGTGTGCTTAACATTAAGTCTTTCAGCACCTGCGGTATTATCAATTTCAATTAAGTGACCTGCTTTAGACTTATATACTTTATTCTCTACTGATGATTCGGTTGGTATATCTTGTACACCATCTGTTTGTGTAGCGACTGAACCCATTATCATTGGATCTTGTGCAGAAGGACCATCTCTAAAAAATCCTACTACCCATGAACCAACTTCTAAATGATGGTTACCGCCGTTACCTTTCATAGATGCAGTGGTTGCTGGCATTATAACTGTTGCCCATGGTAGGTGCTTATTATCACCAATACCATCATAGAATCCTAAACAGTGTACCTTTACTCGGTTTAGATTAAGAGGGTCATTAATATCCTTTACAATACCCGTAAACCATTCAAACTGTCCTCCGATAAATTCATCTGCTTTCATTATATTACCTCGGTTCCACCTGACTGATTATCCAACTTTATGATATCATTAAGGTCTGCATGGAATGAATTTGATTTTAGTTCAACCTGCAAGGTATATTCATCCGAAAATTTATGTATGATTGATGCGATTAGATATTTACCCGACTGCATTTTATCTATTGGGTCTGATATGTTATCAGCCGCTCCAGTTTTATTTACCTTTATATTTAATATTTGGCCCGATTCTAAATTAAAATTCCCTGGGAGTAAAACATCGTGCACAATAGTATCTTCTGTAGATAGATATGCCTGACACTTTCCCATACTTTCAATTGATGGTTCTTGAAAGTTAAATTGGCCGTCTCCGTATGCCAAAGAATTATTGGAGATAAAATAATTTTTTCCTGATGCTATTTTATCTATTGGTTGGCCACCATACTGGTCATTATTATTCCTTTTAGGGAAGGGATCATATGAATTTAATTTTCTAACATTCTTATAATTATATTGTTGGCCTTTTACATTATAAGTCTTAGTAGCAATGTCAATTGATCTGGTAGTAGAAGCAAATGCTCCCTCACCACTAGCAACATACTTTGATAAATTAAGATCAGAAGATAATTTTCTAATTCGCTTAGAAGTTTCTGCAAAGTATTCTTTACTACCGATAGTAGATTTTAGAACAGGAGAATGTACATATTCTGCCACTGCTTCTTGATCTGCAAAATCCTCATATGATTTATACTTTACTTTACTTTTTAAAGTTTCATAAAAATAAAATGGCGCGCCAGTAGTAGTAAACGCATTACTGTTTAACCATTTAATAGCAGCCAAGGGCCTTAACTTAGGTATAATGCATTTAATATTTTTATAAGTAGAGGTATTAATATCTAATTCTTTAGGTAAAATTCTCAAATCTGATGTGCAGATACCTTTAATAATAGAACCGATAGTACCTTCTTTATACTGGTCTATGGTCTTACTGTTATTGACATATGCATGCTTAGAAACACACCTAAAAACATAACTAGAAGATCCATTCTTCTTTCTTGCAAAATTAATTATTTCTGAAATATAAAATGTATGTTGATGCTTTTCACTATCCTTTGTATCAAGCTCTTGCCTCTTAACTAAAAATTCTATCTTCTCATCACCATTAAGTTTGGCAGATTCAAATAGGTTAACACCATCAATAATAACAATCTCTGCATCAATAGATGATGTGTATATACTTTCCGTAATTGTAATTTCAGTACAGAGCTCTTTAATTTCAATAACGGTTCCGTCAGTAGTGGTAAGAGCAACTGAGGATAGAGTATACGACCCAGGTGATACTCCAGCATTTCCTATTAATCTGGTAGTATTTCTAGTCATTGTTTAATAATTCTTCAAATTTATCAACGAATTGTGTTATATACTCTGGTGAAATTACTCGCATTTGTGATCTCTCATCGTTAGTAGTTTCGAGGTGTTCTCTGTTACTGATAAAATCTAGGTCGTAGGCCGGGGTTCCACCCGACACATGCACACCATTATCTCGCACTCTCTTTTCTGGATCCCCACTAAGAAAATAAAAGTATGGTGCATCAATATATTTATATGTAATATATGAGTCGACCGAATCTTCACTAGTGCCCCCGGTTACTACTTCCGTAGCATTATTTACCAGAGTGGGATCACCAATAAAAGTGCCAGTACAATCCTGCACTATTAGTTGATTAAGGTCTCCAAGTTTTTTAGTAAGGGTTCCTGTAGCACCATTAAATGAACCGGTAAGTGTCTCGCCTAATATAAATCTACCAGACAGAGAATTTTCAAAATCGGTAATAAGTAGGTCAGTATTTCTTCTAATAATAGGCCTTGTGGTAATAGCAAACCCGTTGTACTCCGTTCTCATATACTCTTGCAGATCTTCTTGTGACATAGGCCAAGCGGCAAGACCTGAATTTAAATATTCATTGACGATAAAAAACGTCCAATAATAATCTGGTGTTCCGTATAGCCTTTGTGATATAACATCAGGCCTTTCACCATTTTTTATTTCGTAGAATTTATAAGCTGATATGTCATCAATAAATTCTCTTAGCGGCCTGACCGACCTGTATATATTAACAACGTTTTGTAATATTCCGGATTGGTTTAAGTCATATCCTATTTTAGGAAATAGTTTAAAAAATGCCATTACTCATCTCCTTCCGATATTTCATCTTCTTCATATAAATCACCACGAGTCAATGCTTTAACTTCTTGGAATGTAGCAGCTATATCAATCTCTACTGGTTGACCATCATCATGAAAAGCATTAGTCTGTGAGTTATATGTGGTTTGTAAATTTAATAGGTAACACTCTTTAATTATTGGCATATATTTATTTCTCGAGCCACCATTAAAAAATTCTATTCTAAATCTGTTTGGATATTTTAACTGTGAAGCACCAGCTTCTTCCGGATACATATTTTCTCTAAAGAAGTGCTCAATGTCTAGTGCGATATCAGCTTCTTTGGCACTTTCTGATACAAGTTTAAATGTAAACCCGAAAGACCTAATACCACTTCCGGTATATTGTGTTTCCGTATATGGATTAGATGCAATACCAGCTCTTAGTTTGGCCGCTCCACCTAAAGCTGCACCAGCCCCAGCAGAACCTAATGCATTACCGACCAGACCACCAGCATCTGCTGCTAATCCACTAACATCCGCGCCAGTAATATTGTTACCCTCAGTATTAAATGCACTTTCAGCTGCACCAGTTGCTCCTAAATCAATACTAGTATATGATGCTGAATCTGGTACTGAAAACCCCTGAGGGATAAACAAGTGACAACAAGGGCCATCGTCGGATTCGCCTAGTACTTTAAATCTAACATGAGCAGTACCCTTATCTGATTCCGATCTAAGTGATGATGGGAATACGAGTATGGTATTGCTATCACCCTTCTCTGCATCACTATTAATGGTATTAGCAAGTTTGTTAAGCATATGTATTTACCCTTATAAATAATAATTTACTATAAAGGTATTTATAATGGCTTACAGAGGGAAATACACAATTAAAGACAAACGAAAGTACATGGGTGATGCCAGTAAAGTCGTTTATCGTTCTCTATGGGAGAGACAAGCATTTAAGTGGTGTGAATCAAACCCCAGAGTTAAGAAATGGAATAGTGAAGAGGTTGTCGTTCCATATAAGTGTAAAACAGACAATAAACTTCATAGGTACTATGTAGACTTATTAATCGAACTTGATAATAGAGAGATTATATTAATTGAGATTAAACCAAAGAGTCAAACTATGCCACCCAAGAAAGGTGCTCGTAAAACCAAAAGATATATTAATGAGGTTACATCATACATTAAAAACACCTCTAAGTGGGAAGCTGCACAACAATATGCAGACCATAAAGGTTGGAAATTTCAAGTGTGGACCGAAGACACTTTAACCAATCTTGGTATAAAACTAATAAAGGGATAGTATAAATAGTAGTATGTCTATATTCGATAAAATCAGTGCCGCGGCATTCAGAGCAGGAATCCGATCTAGGACCCCAGAATCCGAAGAGTGGTTCGGTAAAAAGGTAAAAGAACTTGCTGTTCCTTCTAGGACTAAAATTCTTAAGGATGATGCACTAGAGAAACAGACTAAAATTCGTGTAGGTGATATGGTCATGTATTTTTATGACCCTAAAACAAAAGAAACCCTACCATACTATGATAAATTTCCATTAACTATTATTGTAGGTCCTGCACCAGGCGGATTCTATGGATTAAATCTCCATTATGTGAACCCTGTTGCACGTGCAAGATTATTAAATGAATTATTTAAACTTGCACCTAAAGATTTAAAACCAGATTCTCGTTTAACCCGATTAACATATGACTTGTTGCAAGGGGTTAAGAAGTATAAAGAATTTGAACCATGTTTTAAAAGGTATTTAGTATCTCACGTCAAGTCACAGATGTCACGTGTGCCTATGACCGACTGGGAAACAGCAATCTATCTACCAATACAGCAATTTAAGAAGAAGAGTGCCCGATCGGCCTGGGCTGATTCCAGAAAAGTGTACCAGGGAGGCAGATAATGTCCATTGATAATTTAAAAAGTACAATCAGTAAACGAGGTGGACTTGCAAAGACAAATAGATTTCAAATCTTTTTTACACCACCACAGGGTAAACTGTTAAGTACCCAAGGATTAGTAGGAGCAATTACATCTGGTGGCGGCCTTAAATCTATGGTAAATGACCCTAGAGATATTTCTCTTTTATGTGAGACCGTGACAATTCCCGGCAGACAGATTGCAACACTTGATTATCAAGCAGATAAACAGGCAGTAAAGATACCATATTCCTTTATCAATGAAGATGTCACGTGTTCCTTCTTACTCACGAATGATTATTATATGAAAACTATGTTTGACGATTGGTTAGAGCAAGTATTTAATAGTGAATCATACCGTGCAAAATTTAAAAAAGATTTTACTTCGGATGTTGTTATACAGCAGCTGAATGAAAAGAATATTCCCGTATATGGAGTTAGGTTAGAAAATGCCTTTCCTACCACAATTACTGGAATTGCTCTGGACAATAACAGTGAAAGTGCTGTCCAGAAAATTAGTGTAACATTCAGTTACGATAACTATGTACCAGAAGGCCCGTTGTCTTCAACAGCGTCAGCATTCAGAAGCGCGATACCATCTGGACTTATATAATTTTAGGAGATTATAATGGCATTACCAAAACTTAATAGTGCGAGCTATGAAACAACTATCCCTTCTACCGGTCAGGTTATTACTTTTAGACCTTATCTAGTAAAAGAGGAAAAGATATTAATGATGGCACTAGAGTCTAATGATCAGAAACAGATTGTTAAGGCCACTAAGGATATGATATCCTCTTGTGTGGTAGATGATATTAATATTAATAAATTAGCTACATTTGATATTGAAAGTTTATTCTTACAGCTTAGATCAAAATCTGTTGGAGAATCTATAGGACTTAAAGTCAAGTGTGACAGCTGCAATACACAGAACGATGTGACTGTTAACTTTGATGAAATTGGAGTTGATGTAACTGAAGATGATGGAGTAATAATGATCACTGATACAGTCGGTGTTAAAATGAGATACCCATCATTCGATGATATATCATCTATTAACCCCGATAAAGAGGAATCCATTGAAACCGCATTTGATATTATTATGAAATGCATTGATAGTGTGTTTGATGAAGATAATGTTTATCCTGCTGCAGCAGAGGGTAAGACTAAAATGAGAGATTTTGTGGAGTCTTTAAATACTGCACAATTCCAATCACTGGCAAATTTCTTTGAGAGAATGCCAGTACTAAAGACTACAGTAGAATTTAATTGTACTGCATGCAAAGAGGATAATTCTACGGAATTAAAAGGTCTACAAAGTTTTTTTACGTAGGCCTCTCTCACGATAGCCTAGTTAATCACTACAAGACTAACTTCGCGATGATGCAGCATCATAATTATAGTTTAACTGAACTAGATAATATGATGCCTTGGGAAAGGGAAATATATGTCGCTCTCTTACAGGAGTGGATAAAGGAAGAGAACGAAAGAATTAAAAAGGAAAATAAAAGATGACCGAAGAAAATAAAACTCATCCAGCAGACACTAATGGCGATGGTAAAGTATCTAAGGAAGAGCATGATATGTACTTGGAATTTAAAAGAAAAGAACTTGATGACCAAGATGCTATGCGAGATGCTCAGAGAAAGATGGCATGGTTTGCTCTCTTAGGTATGTTACTATATCCATTTGCTGTGGTAATAGCAAGTTTGTCAGGACTCAATGAAGCTCAGTCAACTCTGGGTTCTATGGCGCCAACATACTTTGTAGCCGTAGCAGGTATTGTAGCAGCCTTCTTTGGTGCACAGGCCTTTACTAAAAAATAGGAATGACCGATGAAAGATAATCCCACACCACCTGATAATCAAGACGATCCTTTTGCGGGCCTCACCAAGGGGTTGCAGGAACAGAATGCTCTGTCTAAGGCAGCTGCTGACAATAAGTCTTTAGCAGATAATTTACAGAATCAGTTATTAAATGACTCCGTAAAGTTAAACGATGAACAGAGAAAGAGTATGGAAGAAATGGTCCGGACTCTACAGTCTAAGGATCCTGCTGATTTAGAGAGGCAGAAAGAAGCAAGGGCACATGCAGATAATGTATTAGAAGCTTTAGAAGGTATATTATCTAACACTGAAGACCTTGGCAAGATTGATGGGCCAGTTGCAGGTGTGAGTGCAGCATTACTCGCCATTCCAGTTGCACTATTGGCATTGGGTGCTGGGTTCGCAGTGGGTGTGGCAGAATCATTTGCTAAAATTATTAAGGTATTTACTAAGGTAATATTCAAAGCAGTTAATGCCGTAACTAAACTTTTCGGAATTGATCTTGCTAAGATTGGTAAAGGTTTAGGTAAATCGATAACGGGATTCACTAAGGGGTTTGGAGCATCAATTAAAGGTATTGGAACAGGAGCATCTGCACGTATTGCAAAGATTGCGGATAGTATCGGAGATATATTTAAGCCTCTCACTAAGGGTTTAACCAATATCAAGAGAGCATTCACAGCAGGTTTTGCAGGATTAAAAACATTCAGAACGGCCACAGGCCAGTTTGGTAAAGTAGGGTTCTTTGGTAAACTGGGAGGTTTATTCCAATCTCTTACTAAACCCTTTAAAGCTATAGGTGGTGCAGTTAAGAGTCTTAAGGACTTTGTACTAGCCCCAATTAAGGCCGTAGGCGCGAGTCTGCGTTCTCTTAAAGGTGCGATTCCTGGTGGTGGTGTATCCAAACTAATGAAACCAGTTACGAGTACTCTTAAAACAATCTTTGGTGTTATTAAGAATGTTGCTAAAGTTGCTGGTGGTTTCGGTAGAACACTAGGTAGATTATTCTTACCAATCACTGTCATCATGTCTTTATTCGATACCTTTAAAGGTGCCATGTCAGGGTTTGAGAAGTACTCAGAGAAAGGTTTCCTAGAAGGTATTATAGGCGGATTGTTTGGTGGTATATCTGGTCTTCTTACCGGACTGATTGGTCTTCCATTAGACCTATTGAAGGACGGCATATCATGGATTGCAGGTAAGTTAGGTTTTGATAACTTCTCAGAGACTTTAGATTCATTCTCATTCTCTGAACTTATAGGCCAGCTGTTTACTTCTATCACTGATACTATTGTAGGATTCATAGGTAGTATCAAAGATTCTATTGCTGATATCGGTATTGGAGGTTTAATTCAGAATGTTGCTTTAAACCTATTAAAGATATTTAAGAAGATTGTCACATTCCCTTCTGCAGTAGCATCAGGTGCGATGCATGCAATTGCAGCAGCTATGCCTGGGGGAGAAACTCCGGGTGAAGGGTTCATGCGCGGATTTAACAAAGTATTTACTGCGGGCGATGATAGTATAGACTCTATGAAAGTCCAAGGTGATGGCCTTAACGAGAAAGGCGAAGAGATTAAATCTATGTCTGGTGAGAACGAACTAGAAAAATCATCTGCTCAACCAACTGTTGTCTCTGCAGTCAATGCTGTAACATCAGATAATTCTACTACTAGGGGTGGGGATACATATGTTATGTCACCTAGTAAGCCTAATAGAAGTAGAGAAGCATTAGCCAGTAGATAAAAAAGGGACTCCGAAGAGTCCCTATAACCTATAACAGGTTTATCCTAAGGTAAGGATTCTTTAGTTCTCTTTAGCCAACTTAGCAAAGTAGGATAAAGTATCATCTTCATCATCACTTGAGGCTGAAGACTCCATGACAGGAGCAGCTGTTGCCGCCTGTGCCATTGGGGTTTCATTAACCACACTCATTGCCGGCATGTCCATTGATGGAGCACCTGCATCAATACCCAAAACTTTATTCATCTTAGATTTTAATTCATCATATGACTTATAGTTCTCTGGCTTGAGAAAGTCTTGCAGAGAGTATAGTTTCCCATACACATTCTCTAGTCTCTCTTCATCACCATCAAATAGCGCGGATGGTTTAGCAAACTCTGACTTGTCATAGTTAACCCATCCTTCTACTTTACGGATCTTGATTTTAAACTCAGCACCTTCCCAGAAGTCGTAAGGATTGATAGGAGTCTCGTCCTCAAATGCAGGTTGCATTGATTCCATAATCTTATCAAAGATTTTCTTACCGAACTTGTAAAGGAATACTTTACCTTCGTTCTCTGGGTTACTAGGATCAGAAACAACCAGGATATTACTTACATAATGTAACCTGCGCTTTCTTTCTCTAGCAACGGCTTTATCTTCATCGCGGCCAGAGTTCCATAGTAAACCGTTGGATTCACTTACTGGATCATCTTGACCAATTGAAGTTAAAGAGTTTTCAATATACCAAAGACCAGTAGGACCTTTAAATCCGTGATCCCAATACCGTACCCAAGGAAGGTCTTCACCCTCTTGTGCTGGTAAGAATCGGACTACGGCATAACCGTTTCCTGCTTTATCTCTGGTTGGTTTCCAAAACCTATCATCACCGTAACCGGATTTTGATTCTGTTTTAGTGGATACTGCTTCTGCAGCTTTTACGAGTTTGTCGATTGACGAGCCTCGAGAGCTCTTTAGGTTTGCAAATGACATTTACTTTTCTCCGTATGTGCATTGTATTACGGCATTATTGCCGTTTCTATTGTATTTCACTTTATTCATGATTACTTGTATATTATACATCAAACAAACACATTTGTCAACAACTTCATGCATTTATCTTTATTATATTTTACAAATGGGGTGTACTTTTCAATCTTCCGTTTAGTATCAGGCCACACAATGGTGTCTGTTATCTTTTCAGATTCTTTTCCAATAAACCCAAATATGGAGTTCAGAATAACAACAGTCTCTAAACTAATCTCTTCTTGCATCCATAACTTAATGACCAAGGGTAGTTGTCCGTCTTCACTCTTAAAGTTCTGATCGAATAGCAACCCCTGTTCACTAATTATATTTATATCAATTGAAAACACACGATGTATTGATTCCTGTATTCTCTTATGATCTAAATAATTCTTTTGGCCGTCTTCATTAATCATATCACCTACGTAACCAACCCCATTTTTAAAG